AAGACAGAAAGAAACAATAACCCCTGGTACATCACAACCTGAAGTGTTTAATGTATTAGGACAACTAGAAGCTTTAGAAAAGGGTTTAAGAGAAAACACTTTATCTTTAGATGCTAAGAAAACTAAAAAATTAAAATGAAGTTCGATTTTGTTTATTTAGGTCAGACGGTCTTAAAATACCAGGTCCCCCTGGAAATATTCGTAGGTCTTAATGAAATCTACGAAAGACAAAAGAAACAATTACCAAAAGCCAACAAACAGTTAGTGGGCAAGATACAAGACGAAGTATCTTTATTTTATTCAGGCCCTAACAATGATAAGATGCATCAACATTCTTTTTTACCTATGGATATTCTTAAATGGTTTGATTCTGTATTTGATCATTATCTTAGATGGAATAAGATTGGTGAGAACCAAAGATCTATAAATTCTATTTGGGTTAATGAAATGAAAGCTAATGAATATAATCCTGTACATATACACCAAGGTAAACTTTATACAGGTTTATCTTCTGTAATGATTATGAAACTACCTACAGAAACAGGTGTAGAATATTCAGCACCAGAAAAACCTATGAATGGACGACTACAAATTATTGGTGCAGCTAACGGACAATTTTCTAAAACAGACTACTCACCTAACATGAAAATAGGTGACTTTTATGTTTTTCCATACGACATGAGACACTGCGTATATCCATTTAATGGAACCAAAGAAAAAAGAAGAACATTAGTTTGTAATGTCGATGTTGATTATAATCCTGTGGCTTCAAGAACTGGACAAGGACAATTTGAATGATACCAAGAATGCCAACATGGCAATCATATGTTGCCACAACCACAAACCCCATGTTTACACCAGAACAATGTAAAATGATTATTGATATGGGCCACAGATGTAAACCTGAAGAAGCAAAGGTTGGTGGAGGAGAAGAAGGTAAATATGATACTAAAAAAAGAGTTACGACAATATCTTGGATACCTTTTGCTAAATTACCACAAATGTATAAAGTTATTGAGAATCAGTTATCTATTGTAAACTTAAATCATTTTATGTTTGATGGTGTGAGACTTACAGAACCTGCACAGTTTACTGTATACCCTAAAAAAGGTTTTTATGATTGGCACATGGATCTAAATGCTTTTGGTCAACAGGGTCAAAATCCAATAAGAAAAATATCTATGACATTATTATTGTCAGATCCATCAGAGTTTACAGGTGGAGATCTTTTATTTTCAGAGATGGGGGATAACAAACCCCTGCCCTTGAAACAAGGGCAAGCTATATTCTTTGCATCATTCTTAAGACACAAAGTTGCACCTGTTAAAAAAGGTGTAAGAAAATCTTTGGTGATGTGGTTTGGAGGACCACCATTTAAATGAAAAATAAAAATCAATTACAAAGAAAAATATTATTTCCAACCGCCGTCTATTTTAAAGATGTAGCAAATGCTAAAGAACTTAATAAGTATTTATTTAAAGAAATAAAAAAGTGGCGTAAAGCAGACCCTCAAGGAGAAAAGAAAACAAACTCTGGCTTTGGTTGGCACAGTAAAACTGATATGGATAAAAGAAAAGAATACAAACCTCTTATAGATGAATTATTTCAAATGGCCTACGAGTGTAATAAAGATTATGGTATATCTGGTAAACTAGGATTGGGTAATATGTGGGCTAATATTAATCCTACCTACAGCTATAATAAAACACATACACATCCTAACTCACTATGGTCAGGTGTATATTATATTAAAGTACCAAAGGACTCAGGTAAATTATTTTTAGAAGATCCTAGACCAGGACCAAATATACACATGCCTAATAGAGAACCAAATCTACCAGAACAGTTATGGAGAGTATGTGCTTATGAACCCATAGAAGGGCGAATGATATTTTTTCCATCTTGGTTACCTCATGGTGTAGATATAAATATGAACACAGATAAAGGTGAAAAAAATTGGAGGATATCTGTGTCTTTTAATTTTATACAAATATCATGAGTTTTAAAAAAAATAAATATCAAGTAATTCGTGGCGCCATATCAAAAGAGATAGCAGACATAGCTTATAGGTATTTACAAATATCAGCAGAAGCAGATCATTGGATGTTAAATAATGGTCTGACTCATGCTGCTAATAAACTTGTTGGTAATTTTAACGACCCACAAGTTCCGAACTCTTACGCTAAATATGGTGATAGGTTGATGGAAACATTACTTGTTAAAACCATAGCTGTAATGCAGAAAAAAACAGGACTTAAATTAGTGCCCACTTATTCCTACACAAGACTCTACAGAACAGGTAATATTTTAAAAAGACACAAGGATAGACCTAGCTGTGAGATATCTACCACACTAAACCTAGGTGGAGATGCATGGCCTATATTTATCGATCCTACGGGGTCTGACAATGTTATAGATGAGTACAAGAACATACACAAACCAAATGCACCCAAAGGCATAAAGGTAGACCTAAAACCAGGGGATATGCTGATTTACTCTGGATGTGAGTTAGAGCACTGGAGAGAGCCCTTTGAAGGTCAATTATGTGGCCAAGTATTCCTACACTACAATCATGCAGATGGACAGTTTGCAAAGTCTAATTTGTATGATAAAAGACCTATGCTAGGAATAGTCAAATAAAGTTGAATATCTAAGCAATCTAATATAATCTGGAGGTCTATGCTACAGAAGGTTAACTTTGCACCCGGAATAAACAAACAACTCACAGCCACAGCTGCAGAAGGCCAGTGGATAGACTGTGATAATGTCCGTTTTAGGTATTTATTTCCTGAAAAGATAGGTGGTTGGAAGCAATTAGGAGCTGATAATATCACAGGAGCCGTTAGAGCACTACATCAATTTACTAATAGTGCAGGTCGAAAGTATTCTATTATAGGATCAAACAGAATTTTATATGCATATTCAGGCGGTGTCTTCTATGACATACACCCAATTAAATCTACGACAACCCTTACTAATGCATTTAGCACGACTAACGGATCAACGACCGTTACAATAAATTTTTCTACAGATCACGGTATTCAAGCAGGTGATATTGTATTACTAGATAACTTCTCAACTGCAACTAATTCTGATTATGCTGCAGCAAACTTTGATGACATAAGATTTATGGTAACCACAGTGCCATCATCAAACACAATTACAATCACCATGCCATCTAATGAATCAGGATCTGGTGCGTCTGAATCAGGTGGTATTAGAGTTAGACATTATTATAGAGTTGGACCCGATGTACAGTCTCAAGGTTTTGGTTGGTCACTTGGATCTTGGGGTGGACAAGAAGTTGGAGCTTTTACAACTGTTCTATCAGGAGACATAGATGCGTCTACAACAAGTATAACATTAAATGATGCATCACAGTTTCCGTCATCTGGAACAAACTTTATACAGATAGGAACAGAAGAAATATCTTACACGGGTATATCTACAAACACATTAACTGGTGTAACGAGAGGTGTGAGAAACACAACTGCAGCAACACACTCATCTGGTGCTACAGTTACAGATACATCTAACTTCGTAGCTTGGGGTGAGGCAGCATCAGGCGACTTAGTTGTTGATCCTGGTATGTGGTCCATTGATAATTTTGGTGACAAAGCTATTTGTTTAATTGTTGATGGTGAAGTATTTGAGTGGAACTCAGCGGCAACAGACGCAACAAACTCTAGAGCAACCATCATCACTAACGCTCCAACTGCATCAAGACATATGCTTGTATCCACACCGGATAGACACTTAGTATTCTTTGGTACAGAAACAACAATTGGTGATAAATCAACTCAAGATGATATGTTTATTAGATTCTCGGACCAAGAAGATATTAATACTTATACACCTACAGCAACCAATACAGCTGGCACACAAAGACTGGCCGACGGATCACGGATCGTTGGAGCCATTAGAGGTAGAGATGCAATCTATGTATATACAGATACAGCTTTGTTCTTACAAAGATTTGTTGGTCAACCATTTACATTTGCCTTTGTGCAGGTTGGAACTAACTGTGGACTAGTAGGTAAGAATGCAG